GCCTTCCATATTCCGGAGAGCATGATGACCGGAAACATCACGAACATGGCTGACATCATAGGATCCTTCCTCACCTTTGGTGCTGATCCTTATGCAGACATGATCACTGAAGCTCTCAATAAGGAAGCCGGTCCGGATAACTACATGGCCGGCAATTATTACCAGGTGGACACCAGCAGGATCATGCACAGAGATGCATTTGATGTGGCTGCTGATGTGTCCAATCTCATTTCATCGGGTGTCAAGTGTATTGATGAGGTCAGAGAAATGTTAGGTGATGCACCACTTAACACTCCCTGGTCCAGAAAGCACTTTATCACTAAAAACTTTGAGGAGATCGAGAGATTTCTGACATCAACTGAGAAAGGAGGTGAATGACGGTGAGAAGGCAGAAGTTTTATCAGATCACAACTAATGACCGGACTGCAGAGATCAACATCTATGGTGAGATCAGCAGCACAGCAGAGATCATTAATAAGTGGGTTGATGCGGAAGTGGAAGTATCTGCCAGAGGGATCATCCAGGAGATCAATGGATTAGATGTAGACACCATCAATGTATACATCAATTCCTATGGTGGAGAAGTGGCAGAAGCACTGGCCATCTATTCCGCTCTTAAACGTCATTCGGCATCAGTGCACACATTCTGTGATGGTTTTGCCTGCAGTGCAGCCACCATCATCTTCTGTGCAGGTGATGTCCGGACCATGGGATCCATTGCTGTGATGATGATCCACAACTGTATGAGCTATCTTGGATATGCTAATTCTGAGGAAATGCGGAAGGCAGCGGAAAACAATGACAAGATCAATCAGTCCAGCATTGAGGCCTACAAGAAGGTCTCCAATCTGTCTGAAGACAGGATCAAGGAACTGATGAGTGCTGAGACCTGGCTGACAGCCCAGGAGTGCCTTGATTATGGTTTTGCTACTGAGATTGCAGATGCTGAAGAAGATGCTGCAGTCACTCAGCAGTCTGCATTTGTTCTGATCCGTAATGCAGTACTGAGTACACAGTGCAGGACAGCTGAGCCGGTGGTGGATCTGAGTGATCTGATGACCGGACTCAGTGAAGTTAAGCAGAGCTTGGCAGAGCTTGGCACCAAGTTTGATGCCATGCAGAAGCAGGAAGATCCTGATCCGGAAGAGGATCCGGAAGAGGATCCTGATGAAGAGCCGGATGATGAGGATCCTGATGAAGATCCTGATCCGGATGATAAGGAAACTGAGAACAAAGCAAAAGAATTTTTCAAAAAGCTGTTTTCATAATTTCACATTAGGAGGAAAAAGATATGCTTAGAAAAAATAGCATGATGACTGTTGCTTCCGCTGCACTGCAGGAAGCATTATTCAATTCCAAGGATGCAACTCCGGAAACCATCCAGGCTGCTTTTGAGCAGTTTGGCAATGCCATTGCTGCAACTGTACAGGCTGACTATGAGTCTGCAAATGGTGACAGAAACATCCTTGCACAGCGTGGCTTCCGTCAGCTGACAGCTGAAGAGACTAAATATTACCAGGCTATCATTGATGCCGGCAAGAGCAGAACACCTAAACAGACTTATGATGGTCTCCTGGATGACAAGGTAATGCCTACCACCATCATTGAGGATGTCTACAAAGATCTGCTTGAAGAGCATCCGCTGCTTGCAAAGATCAACTTCCAGTCTGTTGCCTATCTGACAAGATGGATCCTGAATGACCATTCTGTCCAGACTGCTAAGTGGGGTGCCATCAATGAGGCAGTCACCAAGGAGATCAAATCTGCATTCAAGACTGTTGAGATCACACAGTGCAAGCTCTCTGCATATGCAGCAATTGAGAAGGACATGCTGGACCTTGGTCCTGCTTTCCTTGACAACTACATCCGCACATTCCTCAAAGAGGCTATTGCAGTAGCACTTGAAGATGCGATCATCACCGGCACCGGCAAGGATATGCCTATTGGCCTTGACCGTGACATCCATCAGGGTGTCTCCGTTTCTGATGGTGTTTATCCTCAGAAGACTGCTGTTGCTCTCACATCCTTCATGCCTAAGGAATATGGCACTGTCCTGGCTAGGATGGCTGAGACTGAAGTGTACTACACCAATGACAGCACCGGTGCTATCACAGCTGCGTCCACTGCTGCCAATGCTGATGGATCCGCAAAGACCGGATATACCAAGCATGGTGGTCATGCACGTAACTTTGACAGTGTACTGCTGATCTGCAACCAGAAGGATTTCCTGTCCAAGATCATGCCGGCAACAACTGTCCTGAATGCTGCAGGTGGATTTACTACCAACATTTTCCCGTTCCCTACAGAAGTGATCCGCTCTTCCAGAGTAGCAGCCGGCAAGGCTATCCTCTGCCTGCCTGAGGAGTACTTCTTTGGCATCGGCACATCTAAGGATGGCACACTGGAGTATTCCGATGACTTCCGCTTCCTGGAAGATCAGAGAGTCTTCAAGATCAAGATGCACGGTTATGGCAAAGCATGGGATAACACTGTAGCAATCCTCCTTGACATCTCCAATCTGGAAGAGGCCTACATCTACATGAAGGCTGCTGATGTCAATGTAGATCTTGGAGAGTAATGAAAGGAGCTGACCATGGCAGACAGTGTAACAATGCTTTATTTGGTCAAGAGGCATCTGCACATCACATGGTCTGATGATGAAACGGATCAACTGCTTTTGGATAAGATGGCCAGTGCTGAGCTGGCCATCAATTATAAGCTGGGTGCAGAGTGTGACATCACAGTACCTGGACAGATCCAGCAGCTGTATCTGAATTACATGCTTTATTCATGGAATAACTGCCTGAATGAGTTTGATGAGGCCTACAGGGCTGAGATCCTGCAGATCAGGCACTACCATGAAGTCAATGGAGAGAAATATGATCCGGCACAATTTAAATCCAAGATTTTCTAGGTATAACCAGGGTGTTCTCTTCATTGCTCAGATCAGTACACAGGATACAGATTTTGGTGCCGTAACAAATGCCACCAAGATGTCTGACATGACCAAGCTGGTAAGACTGGACTATGAAGAGATGTCCAAGAGGGAGCGTGATGTCAGCTTTGCTGAGGCCAGTGATCATTCACTGGATCTGAAGGTAAAGACAAGGTATCACGCAAGTGCAAAAGCACACAGACAGGTCCTGATCGGAAATATGCTGTATGACATCTTCCAGGTGGATGGCAGTGCCATCACCGGGGAGATGTACTTGTATTTAGAGGAAGTGAGGGAGCTGGCAGATGGCTAATGCTATAAAGAGGATCCGGGAAACGCTGGAAGGCCTTTGTGCTGATACTGATGTCCCCATGGAAGGTGTATGGTATGGTGCCTGCAGGGCCAGCAATCTGAAGGCATGGAACTATTTTGTGTTCAACCGGAAGAAGACAACCAAGGCAAGCAGCACAAACAGAGTGGATCTGCAGACATTGTACGAGGTCCACATCATCCATGAGAATGCAGTCCCTGAAGGATATGTACAGAAGGTCATTGATGCACTCCAGGCTCAGGCTGAATCTGGAACAAAGCTGAAATTGACTGCTGATGACATTGAGTATGATTACACCTTCAAGGGATCCACCAATATGGTTGTGGAAGTGGCCACATTAACCTTCCTGCATCCTGAGAAGAGGAGCTGAGAGTGGGAAACATTGACAACTTGATGCCATATTGGGGACAGTGGGACATCTTTGATGCCGGTGACATGCAGGAATTCACTGACATGATTGACCGGTACGGTGATGCTGCCAAGAAGGTCATTGATGATGTCCTGCATGAGGAAGGTGCACAGGAGATCAAGAAGGAGATCACAAGACTGCTGCCGGCATCCGGAAGGAGCTGGAAAGGCAAAGGTGCTCCGGCAAGATCTGCCATGCCAGGTAAATTTGACCAGGATGATGATCTGCTGGCTGTCACCATTGCAGCCAGAGGCAAGTATCATTACCTCTATTTCCCGGATGATGGCACAAACACTAAGAGACATGTAGGAAATAAGAGATTCATGAAAAAAGGTGCTGAGAAGGCAACATCAAAGATCATTGATCTGTGTCTTGGCAAGTTAATTACATGAGGAGGAAAGAATAATGGCAATTACATCCGCTGATGTTTACAGCTATTTTGAAGCAGATCAGTTGGCCATCAAAGTGGCCGGTGATGAAGCGTACACCAGAGATGACTGCATTGGATCCATTGAGGTGGAAAGAGAGACCAAAACGGTAACCAAGTCCTGCAGAGGTGTGGTCAAAAAGAGAAAGACCAAGCCTACTGGCAATGGTACCATCACTCTGAAGATGCACATCAAGCTGGGTCTGTATCGCAAACTGAATGCAATGACCAATAAAGGCCTGCAGCCTGGTGTCTATGCGTTCGATAATACAGAATCTATGCCGGAGGCATCCCTTACGGCCAGAGTCAAGGATGAGGATGATAACATCATGTTCCTTGGCTATCCCAGATGCAAGGTAGAGGAGATCAATAAGCTCACCATTGAGAACGGTGCTGAGGAAGTAGCAGAAGTGGAAATGAAGCTGAGCTACATGCCTGACGACTATAACAAAGGTGAGTATCAAGCACTGGCAGACGAACT